ATCGATGATGTCGTTGGCGACGGTGGGCGCGGTCAGCGCCTCTGTGATGCCCGCAGAAGTGACCTTCTGTGTCGTAACCGAGACCCTTGCCATGGTCGTCTACCTCTCTCAGATGCGGGCGTACACGGGAACACCGAAGATGCCGAGAGTCACCGTGGACTCCTCGGTGTCCCCGTACGCGCCACCCACATCGGGAGCGACGACGCGACACGTACCGGACCAGCGAACGTGCTCACCGGTGATGTCCGGGTGGTGATCGAGCTGGAACAGAGCGTCAGTCTGGTCGTTCGTGTACAGGAAGTCCGAGATCCCGCCAGACGTCCAGTCCGAGAAGAACGTGATGTCAAGCTCCCAATCGGCCGTGGTCTGCTCACGGAAGACGCCCGATGAGCAGAAGGTGTACATCTGCGCACCGGTGGGAGTCTTGTTCGTCATCTTCCATGTCTTCACCTGGCACTCGAAGTTCGTGGCGCCAAGCGAGAAGGTGATCACCTTCAGGCGGTAGTTCTTCGCGGTCATGGAGATACCTCAATCTCGAAGGTGTAGGCCGGAAGTCCCTCACCGGAACCACCGTAGGTGCCGGGCGTTGCTGTCATAACCACCGCGCCCTCTACTCCCATGACCGCATCCGTCACGAGCGGGATCATGTCGAACAGCCGTTCCATGGAGCGCGCATCCGGCTTCACGATCAGGGTGACCGGGAAGGACATCTCAGAGGGACCTGCGCCTCCGCAGAACGTCTCGTACGTGAGCGTCGGCGGCCCCACGATCGCCTGAGGCGGGTTGAAGTCCCTCCCATCGATGACGGAGGCGCGGAGACCGGGAACGGCCCCCAGCGCGGCCACGAGGGCGTCAGAGATGACCTGAGGCGACCTCACGCGATCACCGACGATCGGTACTTGCCGATTTTCAGCAGCCGCTCGATGTCTGGGTCAAAGGAGGGCACCCGAGCACCGCCGAGATCACCGAGCTCGATCAAGGCGTTGGGAGTCAGCCTCCGCGAGTACCACCGAGCGGCTAGCCGAATCGCCCCGAGCTTCAGATCACTCGGCGGCGACTTCCTCGTCCCCTTGAGGGGGAAAACCGTTAACTGCTCCGCGTGCTCCCTCGTCCCCGTGGAGCCGGGCCCCGTCATCGTCCACGACACCAGGTACACACCTGAGGTAGTAGTGAGGAACGGGTGCGCGTACTGCCCCGGGGAGGAAGGAGCCCCGACCGTCTCTGTGGACACCGTGCCATCGGGCAACGTGACCGTGAGCGCGATCGTGGTTGGAGTCTCGAACGCCCCTGTGTCGTCGGTGACGTACAGGGACAGGATGACGGTCTCGCCAAGCAGCGGCCGCGAGTAGTCGAACTCGGGGCGTACCCGCTGCACGAACGCGATCGCCGCATCCAGAACAGCCTGAAGCTCCGCCGCATCCCGGGGATCCCCCGAAGCGTCGACGTCGAGCATCAGGTCGTCCAAGGTGGGCGGCCACGAACGAACCGGCGAGACCGTCATCTGTCAGGCAGCCGTGACGATGATCTGCTTCACGGACTTGGTGGCCTGCCGGCTGATGAAGCCGGTGTAGCCCCAGATGCCCAGCTTGACCGACTCCGGGCCGAGCGGCTGCTCATACCGGAACTGGAGGGTGTTGGACTCGAACAGGATCTGATCGGCCGCGCGGAAGGCGAGGATGTGGTCCGGGTGCGTGAGCGCCGAACCGGTCGAGATGCCGTCTGAGGCGATGACGCCCAGACCCTCGATACGACCGTCCATGTCGACCTGACCGACACCGGCGACGTTCATCGGGCCACCGTCGGCGGTCACGATGAGCGGACGACCGGTGGTGTCCTTGATCTTGAGGAAGGACCCGTAGCGCAGCACGCCCATGGCCAGCACGTCGGCAGGCAGCTTGCGCGCGTTCCGGACCGCAATCCCGGCGTCGATCACCGCATCGAGAGCGGCGGAACCGGTACCGAACGCTGCCTCAGTCGCGAACGTGGTCACAGCCGCGCCGGCCGCAGCGATGAGCGCCGCGCCAACCTTGGCCTCGACCTTCTGGTTGTACACGCTGAGCATGTCGCCGTAGATGAGCATGTCGACCGCGGGGGAGGACATGTCGAGCATCTGGCGGGACACGATCTGGATGCCGGCAGTGGGCTTCATGGTGACCGTGTCGACGTCCGAGTCCCACGCGTCGGCCGCACCGGTCGCGTCGTTCTCGTTCGTCTGCTCGGCAACCACCGCGTCCGTACCGGTGATCTGCTTGGGCAGCGTGATCGGCCGGGGGTCGTCGCCCAGCGGAATGTTGCGGACCGCGTTGGCGAGCCGGCGACCCTGACGGGCCAAGAGCTCGAACTCCTCCACCAACCAATGGGGAGGAACCACGCCGGGGCCGTTGGCGCCGGTGGACAGCGCACGGGAGTGCTCACCGAGACGGTTCACGGCGCGCTGGTCGCCGTCGCGCGAGTGCACGATGTCAGCGAAGAAGGAGTTCTGCGAACTGCGGGTGTAGTGGCCCGGGTCGCGATCCTTGGCGGTGGTGTTGCTGACCCGCGTCGAACCAACGGTCAGCGACCGGTTGTTCTCGGCAAGCTCCTGCTCGGCCGACTTGGAGACCGTCGCGGCCAGGGAGGAAACCTTGGCGTTGCGGGTCTCGATGTCGGTGAGCGACTCGATCTGCTCCGCGAGCACCTTGGCAGCGTCGGCCTGCTCGGTGAGCGAACGGAGCTCGTCCACGGACAGGTCACGCTTCTCGGCGACGGCGCGGGTCTGAAGGCCCTCGATGCTGGCACGCAGCGCCTCGAACTTCTCGCGCTGGGCAGTCAGGTACGGATTCGTCATGTCAGAGCTCCCTTACGGAGGAATGTGTGTCTTCTCCGCGAGAGACTGGTGTGCCAAATCGCCTGACCGGGACCGGGGTGCCTGCTACGCAGGGGTGCCGTTCACGGTGCTGCGTGGGGTGCCAGCATCGCACTTGTGCCTACGATCTTACGTCACGCTCCGCAGAACGGGCAATCCGGCGATAATCTGCGCTGCGCGAGCGAGATTCTCCTTCCGGCCGCACTGAGGGCACTCGGTGATGAGAGTTTCCACCGCGCGCACTTCCTGCACAGTGGCGCCGGCGCCGTAAGCCCCTTCGAGCACAACGCTGACCTCTGAGAGGTTCGCCTTGACCCGCTCGATGGTCCCGTCTTCGAGGCGCCGGTTCTGCACCTCCTGGAAACCGACCGAGAGATCGCGCAGAGCCCCGTCCTTGACGAGCTCCAACGTCTCTTCCCCGGTCGGTGTCTTCGACACGCGCCACTCGCCGACCAGTCCGGCGGGGTCGTTGCGCAGAGACGTCGTGGTGCCGATGAGCACGCCACCGTGAGCCATGTGGTCACGCGTGAAGCGCACCCGGTTCGCCGCCCTGAGCTGGTGATCGAACGCCCCGGAAGCGAACTGCTCCGTCAGGCCGGCGTCGATCCGCTGACGCTGCCCGAACGGCACCGCGATGCCGACGATCGTCCGGCCGTCGCCACCCTTGGCCGCTGAACGGATCTCCAGCTCAGGTGTGAAGGACCGGGTGGTCAACTCATTCGACAACCGAATCACCCCTACGGCTCATCCAGTGCGCCTCACACAGCCCCCGGGAGAAGACGGCGCGCGTGCAGTCCACCGTGGCACAGCCACCGTCCATCACCACGTGATCCGGAACCGGCTCTGCAACCACTTCAGCGACCGGCTCAGCGACCGGCTCCGGAGCAGTCTCCGCCACGACCTCAGCGAAGATCGGCGTCTCGACGGCGGGAGCAGGCTCTTCGGCTGCCACCGGTGCGGGCTGCTCATCTATCTGGTTGGCTTCCCACTCGGGGTTGAACGACTCAGTCATGCTCTTCTCCTCATCCATGTCCCACCGGGTTCTTGCCCTTCTGATCTCCTGGCCAGAACCCCAGCGCCTCATGGAACCACTGAGCCGCTGTCCGGTCTGCTTCACCAGGGGGAAGGTACTTCAGCAGGTGATCCCGCAGGGTGGTCCAACGATGCGGGGCATGGATCCACTTCTGCCTGCCTTCCCCGGTGATCCAATACTCCTTCAGCCGAGCACCGTCCATGTTGCCGGGATCGGCCGCGCGGGAAGTCAGGTTGCCCTTGATCGCTTCGGGAGGCATCGGGGGAACGGTCGAGTCAGCCGGAGCGTTCGGGTCCTTCGGGGGAAGGAACTCCAGCTTCTGCGCTTCGGTCAGCTTCGGCCGATCCTCCAGAGCTCGCGCCTCATCGCGGGTCAGGAAGCCGGCGCGGATGCCGATCTCGTGTGCGTGGAAACGGGTCAACGTGTCGGAACGGAGCAGTGAGTCGAGGTTCGCCTTGGCCTGAGTCCCTCGCGGGAACGCATTCGTGAACGCCCCCTCGAACCGGCTCAGGTGGCCACCAACCGAGAACTTGATCAGGTTGATGGCTTCCTGCTCGATGTTCGAGTACGTCATCGATGCGCCACTGACGCCGAGCCACGACGGGTCCAAGCCGAAGATGAGTGCGATCTCGTGCAGCGAGAACTTCCGCGCTTCGATGAGCTGAGTCTCCGTCGGGTTCCATGCAAGCGGCGTGAAGTCCGTCGTGTCGTTGAGGACGGCGATCGTCTTGTCCCGCTGGTTGGCGAGCCACGCGACCTTCAGCGCCGCTGCATCATCGGGCGTCATGTCGGGATCGCTCGACTTCAGCACCCCGGATGGCACGCCCATCTTGCCGACGTTGCCCGCCTGGCGTTCCAGCTCTGTAGCGAGCGTCAACGTGGTCGGAAGGTGGTTCTCCAGCACTCCGGTACCGCGTAGGGCGCCCGGCCGGCACGGTCCCTTGATGTGGATGACCTCAGAGGCCGGGTACCACTCGTTCGCGATCTGGTAGATGATCTCGCCGATCGGTAGTTGCATCGTCGAGATGTCCGCCTGCTGCACCCGGCGCACGTGAACCCAGCGCGCTGGAATGGGAAGGATCGCCGTCGGGAAGCCGCTCGCGTTCCTCGCGGCGATCAGCGCGATGGCGTTCCCTTCCCAGATCAGATCGAGCGCCAGGGACGAGAACGTCGTCATCCGCGTGTCGGGCGGGCACGGCTGCATCAACAGCGGAGGCGTTGGGGTGATCAGGTTGGTCGGATCCGGGCCCAGATCGCGGAACGCGTTCCACGGAAGGCCGCCGATGATGTCCGAGAGCAACGTAGCGGCTCGCCACGCGCCCGGTATGTTCATCCCACCGAGGTAGTGGTACTCCCCGAGCGACCAATCGGCGTACATTCCCGGCCCACCATCGGTGAAGATGGTGTAAGTGTTCGTGGCACCGGAGAACGTGTTAGTCGCTTCGTAGACTAAATTTCTGGTGAAGAAGCGGCCGAGTCCCATGCCTTAGCCCTCGTTCTTGGGGGCAGACTTGGAGCGGGTCAGGTGCACGGTCTCTCCAGCCGTAGAAGCGATA